TGGTTATGAATATAATGAAATGATGTTTGCAGCAATGCATCATGATTTAGGTAAATGTGGATTTCCAGGCAAAGGAAGAGAAGTATATCAAGTAGAAACTTCTGATTGGCATAGAAAGAATATGGGAAGAATGTATAAGCATAATGAAAATATTCCTTTTACAATGGTACCAGATCTTTCAATATATTTACTTCAAAAATATCAAGTTCAAATGTCGTGGAATGAATATCAAGCTATTAGGATACATGATGGTATATATGATGATGCTAATAAACCATATTTTATTGCAAGATCAGCACAAGCTAAATTAAAAACTAATTTGCCATTGTTATTACATCATGCAGATCATATGGCATCTCAAATAGAATATGAAAGATGGAGATCATATAAAAATAATTCTCCTAACCCAGTTAGTGCTAAAACAAAAGCTACTAAAAAAACAGCTATTAAAAATTTAGCAGAACAAAATCCAGAAATTGATAAATCAATAACAGATATATTTAAAACATTTAACGACTAATCATGGAAATAATAACAATTATATTAATGTCAGGAACTCTTATATATTTTGTATGGAGAGCATTATCATTAGCCGATAAGGTTGCAGATCAAGAAGAATATATCGAAGAATTAGAAGAAATGTCTCAATATATGTATGATCAAATTGAAAATTCATATAACGCATTAAATAATATAGACAGTAGGGGAGCATTTGAAGCAGATGACGAAACAGGTACTGTATTTAGTCAATTGAAACAAGTAGTAACAAATTTACAGGAAGAATTTAATGCCAAGGAAAAAGAAAGCAAGTAATAGATATTGGACAAAAATAACTGAATATTCAATATCCGCATATAATAGATGTACAGATAATCAAGTATTAAAAGAACGAATTTATAGAAGATTTATATTTCCTGCTTATATGAAATTAGCAGAAAATTTAATTAATAAAATGAAATGTGATTATATCGATTCATCTTTTAAAGATTTACAAACTGATTTAGTTACTTATTTAACAATGAGGCTAGATAAATTTAATCCAGAACATGGTAAAGCTTATTCATATTATACTAGAACTTCGTTTAATTATTTAATTGCAGAAAATCAAAAAGGGTATGCAAAATTAAAAAAAATGACAGAGCCAATTAATGTTGATGAACAGCGTAATGTGCAAACTGAAATGCATAATGACGAAATGAAGGAAACATTGAAAATATTCATGGATTCATATATACAATATTGTTATGACAATATTAATTTTATTTTTTCAAATCAATCTGACATACATGTTGCTGACTCAATTCTTCATATATTTGAGAATAGAGAAAATATAGAGCAATATAACAAAAAAGCTTTATATGTCTTTATACGTGAGCGTACGGGGCTACAAACAAATAATATAACTAGAGTTATTAAAGTTTTAAAACAAATATATTCTGAAAAGTTTCTTGAATATGAAAAAACTGAATTTGTGAATTTACCTTTTTGATATTTATTATTAAAAGGTCTTATTATGGATATTAAAGAAGAATTATTTAAAGGAACAAGCTTTGCTGATTTAATGTCTGATGTTTATCATAATTCAAAAAAGAAAGATAGACAAATAAATCAACTTATAGCACAATTACAACCTCTTATAAGAAATGCATCGGATGCTACTATTATAGTACCATTAATTAAAGAATATCTAGACGTCGCAGTAAAGAATGATGATCATTTAGTAAAACTAACTGCTATTACACAACGGTATATTTCAACTACTCAAACTATATCTGGAGAATCGTCTCTATTAAGTGATGATGAAAAACAACAGTTATTAGATATGGCCAGTAAAGACTTCGAAGAAGAATTATCTAATGAAATTGATGAAATCGATCAAGAATCTAAAGAAATTAAAGAAAAAATATCAAAAGTAAAATCTACTTTGGAGAATAACGATGTCATTAAATAATACAGTTACATTTAAATTTGCAGAAGTAGTTAATACATATGAAGATACTTATAAGTATTCAACAGAACATGTTGATAATTTATTTAAGATTGATGTTCAAACGTATGGGGAACTAGAATCAAGAATATTATCTGCTAGGCCAGCAAATCCAAATATTAAACAAATACCATTAAATGGTGAACATGTTATTATATTTAGCGGATTACAACAAGAATCTAATAATTCGAAGAAAAGAAATCAATGGTATTATTTACCAGCATACTCTATACAATCTGCAATAAATAATAATGCATTACCAGGCGTTTCTAGATTACGTGGAGATCAAGAAGATCCAAATGAAGTTTATAATCAACCATTAGGAAAATCATTTGAAGAAAAACAAATTTCTCCATTACAACCATATGAAGGAGATTTATTAGTAGAAGGAAGATTTAGTAATAGTATTAGACTAGGAAGTACAGTAAAGGAAAATAATTATACAATTGCACCGTCATGGTCAGGAAATGAGAATGGAGATCCTATAATTATTATATCAAATGGCCGTTCCAATAAACCAAACAAAGAATTTATAGTAGAATCATTTGATAATGATCATGCTTCAATATATTTAACATCTACTCAAAAATTAGATACAATTTCATTATCAACAGGATTAACAAAATCTAGATCATTAAATGATTTTAATACATCTCAATTAATTGGTGATGCAAATAGAATTATATTACGAGCTAAATCTGATTCTATTATATTAGATACGCCAAATCGAATAACATTAAATACACCAGATTTAAGAATAGGGTCAGAATCAGCAAACCATCCGTTAGTAAAAGGGGATGAATTAAAAAATATTTTGTCTGAGCTAATAAATATAATAGTCGCCGGCGTAGTATATACACCAGCTGGTATAACTTCTATTCCAATTCAATTAGACAAACTTTTTACATTACGTGAAAAATTAGGAAATATAAATAGTAAAAATCATTATTTAGATAAATAACATGTTAACACCACCAATAAATAAAATACCAAGAATTCCAGATCAATTGACGTCTATAATAGACAATCAAGTTTCCAACCTATTAGATAATATTACATTTAATGTAACTATTGCAATTCAAGAAGCGGTAGCATTACCTGATGATATAAAATGTGATGATCCTAGAATAGAGGCATTACGTAAAAGAATCGAACAGGTAAATAAGTTAATAACAAAACTACAAGATATTATACCAATTATTGATAAAATTACATCTGGGCTACAAACTATTATTGGAATTGCAAATACGATTAAAGCTGCTCAATTATTAAATCCATTAACTGCTCCCATGGTAATTATTCCAGAATTGATATTAGCTCAAAACTTAACTATTGCAAATGCAGGAGAAGCTGTTAAAAAATTGATTAAAGGATTAGGTCCAAAAATAAATGCAAATTTAAATGAACTTATTGAAAGTTTAGTTCCTGTTGCAAATATAATAGGACAAGCTTGTAATCAAAATGCAAATGATATAGGTATATCTGGAACACAAGGACTTCAAAATGCTCTTAATAATTTAGATTATAGTGATTCTATACCAGGATATCCTGGTGGTTCATGGATATTAATATCTGGATCTGGTGATTTAGGATCGCCAATTGGTGTGCCTCCTACACCCAAATCTCCATTTGATGATGGAAAAGGAACATGGATATGGTCAGGAGAAGGATATAATAATGTAAATGGTGTCGGTTGGGGATCTACCGGGAGTCGTCATGATGATTATACAATAGGTACTGAATTTTATACACAACAAAATGTATCGGTATCTGACATGAAACAACATCTAGATACTATTAATAATCTTGTAAGCTCACAACAAAGTTTATTAACATCGTTACAAGAAGCACCTGCACAATCATATGAAGGTATAGTACCTCCAAATGATGATCTAGGAAAAGTAGGAGATTATTATGTTGATACAAATGGACAACATATATACGGACCTAAAACAAATAATGGGTGGGGAACGCCCGTAAATTATTAATAGTAATATTTATTAAAAAAGAAGAACGAATGGAACAATCAAAATTTATCAAAACTTTAAGAAAAGTTATACAAGAAGAAATACGTTCTGTTATAAAACAAGAATTAACAGAAATTTTACAAGAAGGATTAAAGTCTACGATTAATACAATAACAGAAGATACTGAAGTTACAGAGACAGTTCAGCCTGTTGTTCGAACTACAAAAAATTCAGTTAACTTTAATAAGACAAAATTTGCAAATATATTAAATGAAACTAGTAAATTAACAGAGCATAAAAATGCTAGTGATTATAAAGATTTAATGACAGAAGATATAGTAATGACATCAGCAAATGCTCAAGGATTTGGAATGCAACGAAATATTCAACAAACTGCTGTTATGACAGATCCAGAATCTGGTAAGTCGTTAAAAGTAGATCCTACAATACAAAAAGCAATGACACGAGATTATTCTGCATTAATGAAAGCAATTGATAATAAAAAGAAAAGGTAATGAATGGCATATCAAGTTGTAACAGCTAATGATATAACTAAAAATCCGGATGTCGCAATTGGAGTTAAATTTCCATTTAATGGCAAAGGAATTTTTGTAAAAAGTTTTACAACAAATGATCAAGCATTAACAAATATAAAAAGTTTATTATTAACAAGAAAAGGGGAACGATTTGAACAACCAAATTTTGGTACAGATTTATTAAATGTATTATTTGAACCAATAACTAGTGAATTAAAAAGCTTTATCGAAGATACAATTACATCTGCAGTTGCATTTTGGTTACCATATATTGACATATCTAAATTAGATATAGTTACATTTGAAGATGATAATAATCTTACTCATGATATAAAAATATCAATTGGATTTACAGTTACTGGAATTGGATCTGAACAAACTATAATAATTTTTGCAGATCAAAATGGCATTGTAAAAATTGAATAAGGATTATATGGAAGTAACAAAAGATATATCATATTTAGGAAAAGATTTTGGTCAATTTAGAAAAAATCTAATAGATTTTACAAAGCAATATTTTCCAAACGATTACACTGATTTTAATGAATCTTCACCTGGAATGTTGTTTATGGAAATGGCTGCATATGTTGGAGATGTGTTAAGTTATTATGCTGATAATAATTTAAAAGAATCATTATTAGAACAAGCATCAGAAAGAAAAAATATATATGATTTAGCTAAAGCTTTAGGATATAATGCAAAAAATGTTATTCCTTCATATGTAACATTAGACGTATTTCAATTAGTTCCTGCAATTGGTAGCGGTGTTAATAATAAACCAGATTATACATTTGCATTATCAATTAAATCTGGGTTGCGAGCTAAACAAAATAATGGATCTGTTGAATTTAGAACATTAACAGAAGTAGATTTTGAAACTTCTTCGTCAATAAATCCAACCGAAGTAACCGTATATGAAAGTGATGAATCTACTAATGAACCTACATATTATTTGTTAAAAAAACAAGTTCCTGCGGTGTCTGGCGCAGTTAAAACAGCAACATTTAATTTTACATCTCCTAAACAATATGATAAAGTTGTTATAACAGATACTAATATTATTAATATTATTAGCATTACTGAATCAGATGGTGATGTATGGACAGAAGTTCCTTATTTGGGACAAGACACGGTTTTTGAAGAAGTTCCAAATTTAATACAAAATGATCCTGATTTTGCTCAGTATAGAGATTCATCCCCATATCTTTTAAAACTAAAGAAAACTGCAAAAAGATTTATTACAAGATTGCGTAGCGATAATACATTAGAAATACAATTTGGCGCTGGTATTAGTGATAATAATGATGAAGAAATTATTCCAAATCCTAAAAATGTAGGAAATGGATTACAAGGAATGGGACATGGAGTTAATGTTGATATAGATCCTTCAAATTTTTTATATACTAGAACATATGGACAAGCTCCTTCAAATACAACATTAACAGTTACTTATACAACAGGTAAAGGAGTTAGTGATAATATTACATCTGATTTAGTAACAGATGTCGAATTTGTAGAATATTATGATGACCCAAATTCAACTATTAATGCTGGTATGATTAGATTTGCAAAAAGTAGTTTAGCAGTAAATAATCCTAATCCTTCTTCTGGTGGTAAAAGTGCTGATACAGTGCAGGATATAAAAAATAATGCAATGTCTAATTTTGCAACTCAGAATAGATTAGTAACAAAAGATGATTATATTATTAGATGTTATGCAATGCCATCAAAATTTGGTAGTGTATCAAAAGCATATATTGTTCCAGACGATCAATTATCTCAAAATAAATTTATTTCAAGTAGAGTTGCAAATCCATTAGCATTAAATTTACATGTATTAGGATTTAATGGATCAAAACAATTAACACAACTCAATAATGCAATAAAATCTAATTTACAAAATTATTTGTCATATTATAGAATATTAACAGATGCTGTAAATATACAAGATGCATTAATAGTTAATATAGCATTAGATTTTGAAATTATTATAAGAAATAATTATAATTCAAATGAAGTATTATTAAATTGTGTAGATGCAATGAAAAAATATTTTGATATTGATAGATGGCAAATAAATCAACCAATTGTTAAAACAGAAGTAATGAATGAAATAGGAAATGTTCCTGGAGTTCAAAATGTAGTTGGAGTAACATTTAAAAATCAATTTGATACTGCCCAAGGTTATTCTGGGAATGTGTATGATATAACATCTGCTACTAAACAAGGAGTAATATATCCTCCACTTGATCCTGCTATCTTTGAAATAAAATATTTAAATCGTGATATAAAAGGTAAAGTAGTAAATTTTTAAGGTAACATATGTTTAAAATTATTTATCCATCAGCTGACGCAACATTATATGAATCATTGCCTACGTATAATACCGGTATTGACGAAATACTAGAAGTTGGAAAACGTTTATCAACGTCTGGCGAGAATTATTTAGATTCTCGATTTATAGTTCAATTTGATATGAACGAAATAACTACGGCATTACAAAAATATTCTGTTGATTTAGATACTTGTAAATTTATGCTGCAATTATATACTACTAATGCAAAAAATTTACCAGCTCAATATACAATAGACGCAAACATAGTTACTGACTCATGGAATAATGGAACAGGATTTCAAAATAGTAACCCAGCTATTACAGATGGTGTTTGTTGGAATACTCCAAAATCTGGAAGTGGTTGGACATCTGGGTCTCAAAGTTATAATATACCTGGAACTGATTTATATGCATCTGGATCTGGTAAAGGTGGTAGTTGGCTTTATCAAATATCAGATGGATTTTATAGTTCTAGTTTTTATTTCCAATCATTTTATACCCAACCAGGAATTGGCACAGGTATTTCAGAATCGTTTAGCACAAGACCAACTGATATTAATATGGACGTAACAGGTGCAGTTAAAACATGGATAAGTGGTAGTGGAGGAGTTACAGTTCCAAATAACGGATTCCTTTTAAAGTTTTCTGAAGCTGATGAAAGTGATGTTAATCAAACCGGATATATAAGATTTTTTAGTAGAGAAACTCATACTATATATGTTCCTAGAATATTAATGTTATTTGACAAATCAACTTTTAATAATGGTACTTTAACAGAATTTGATATTGATTCATATAAAATATATACTAGCTTACAAAAAGAATATAAAGACACTAGTGTTAATAAAATTAGAATTTATGCTCGTGATAAATATCCACAAAAATCGCCAACAAATGTATTTCCACAACAAACAGTAAAATATTTACCAGCTAATACATTATATTCTATTATAGACGCAGCAACAGATGAAATTATAGTTCCATATGATTCTCAATATACAAAAATAAGTTGTGATTCAACTAGTAATTTTATCAATATTGATATGACCGGATTAATGCCAGAAAGATATTATAGATTAGCATTTAAAGTTGTTTCTGGATTTTATGAAGATTTTATCGATGATGATTTATATTTTAAAGTAGTAAGATAACATGTTGATACAAAAATTAAAACTATATCCAAGAATTTCTCAAGGAGGAAGTTATGCTCCAGGTCCACAAGGAATTAATGCGCCAGCAAACACTGTACAAACTGCAGTTTCCGGACAATTTACACTTAGTACAACAGGAGCTGATTATATAGGTCCATATCATATCATGGCAAATGGTGATTATATGACCGGAGCAATCCACGATCGTGGTAGTATAAAATTAATTCCAATTACTTCTGGAAATCAAACAACAGTTGTCGGTACAGCATTAGTAGGAAGATCAAATAATACGACTCCAGTTACTTCTAATTCTATACAACCTCAACCATATGTTCCATCATTAACAGAATTAGCTGAATATGAAAAATATCGTATTAGTGGATCTTTATATAAGTCAAATATTTCATTTGTAAATTCTAGGGATGCTAAAGGTAATATATCTTTACGTGAAAATGAAAACAATGAATTACTAGTAATTGAAAATATAAGTAATAATTTTACAAATAGATCGATAGTATCTGCAATTGACACTCAATTTAGATATTTTAAATTTCCAGCTCAAATATCAACAACTGTCGACGATATTGAATTTGACGAATCAATATTAGATATTGATATTGATGCTGCAATAAATAATGATCCATATTCCGGAAAATTAATTAAACCAAGTACCGGAACAACTAATAGATATTATGTACAAGCTGGAAAGAAAAGACTTTTTTTAATTGTTGCAGATAGTACTTGGGCATTGAAAAATAATTTGCCGCCATTTGCAAATATTGCAGGAACAATTGTTGGTAAGGATGAAGGAGAAAATAATTTTAGTGGATATAATGAAGTTACTGTAACAACAGTACCAATATCTGTATTTGACGGATATATAACTGGAGATAATTATACACCAGACGATGCATTTCTAGAAGGAAATGTTTATGGCAAAATTAGTTTTAAAACTTCAATTTACAACAATGGAGATCCAACTACAATTCCTGCAGGAAAAAATTTAACAATAAATGGACCAAAATTTGGAAGAATGGAATATGATGGCATTCGAGAAAAATTAGGAATGCTTCGATATGCTGAATTTGTTGCATCTGAATTTTCTGCAGCAAATAGTTATATTGGCATTTCTATATCAAATTTTAATAATACTACAAGTGATTTAAGCAACTATAATATTATTTCAGATAATGATCCATTCGGACCATATAGAAGCGATGGTACGGTAGCTACAGCTGCATCATTGGTAAAAGATGTAATTATTAATGAAGGAGTTGTACCAGTTGCAGTTGGCGAAAGATTGAAATTTGACACTACTGGTACGTTTGTAAGTCCTCAAGAATATATTTCAACAGGAGCTGCTGTTTATCGATATACTGTTTTATCTGGATCTGAAGACAGTTATAGTATAAGTAATTTAGGTCAAATGGCTGGAACTTATGCTAATACTTATGTAGGTATGAATGGAGAAAGTTTAGCTGCAACTGGAGATGGAAAATACATATGGTATAAAGTAACATTAAATATTACTAAAACTGGTACTAAATATAGATTGTTACATGATGGAACAAATATCACAAATCAATTGCGTGATAGATATAATAATAAAAGTGGTACTAGTTCTGTAGATTTATTATGTCCAGAAAAACCTGGAGATAATTATAGAGGATGGGCTTTAAATATAACTGACATATTTCCGAATGGATTTACTCCTAATACAGGAGAACAATTTGAAATACAATTTTTAAATAATCAGTCTACAAGTTTTCCTTTAGATGTATATTTTATTGGATGGACATATCAACAAACTCCAGGAATAGTATCAAGCTATAATATAGTAGCCGCTTCAATACATTTTGAAACAATTCCTGATTTAACTACAATAACAATGCCATTAGGACCGCCATTTGACTAATTATGATAACACAATATTCAAATATCAAACAAATAAATGAAAGCTTAAATGCTTTAGAAGGTTATAGATACCGGGACATAGATCGTAATATATTTTTACGAAATAACCAACAATATATATTTGATACTGGATATCATGACACAGAATTTCATATATACTCCGGAGAGGATTGGATTACTGGAAAATATAACAGTGTAAATTTATCTGCATTTACTGGTCAAAAAATTAATGAAAATAACAATCCAATATTTTTAAATAATGCTCATACATTAGATGTATATCAACAATTCTCTGATTTACAATTAACTTCTGGTAATTATAAATTTGCTGTTAATTTCTTTGAAAATAAAATTGGAAGTTATGACAATCCTTCTTTTGTAATTGATAAAGTTTCAGCTGATAAAACAGAAATTAGGTTACGATTATTAGATGAAACAAATAGTCAACATTTATTACAAGTAACCGATTGGATAAATAATGTTAATCAAACAGTATTTAATACACAAACAAGTAAAAACTATTTATTAAACTTTGGAAAAAATCAAACAATACATTTTGTTAATAGTGTTATTATAGGAAAATACTTATTTATTAAAACATATAAACCAATAGACACTGATATATTCAAAGAAAATTTCAAATGTTGGGTTGTTTGTGAAACACAGTTACCATATATTGATAATGTAGCATTATCCGAACAAGAAATTGAAATACAATATAATGTATTAAATAGTATCAATTGGGATGCATATGATGAAACAATACAATCTTCTGAAACATCATTAAAAAATTGGAATCAATTATTAGGATCATCATTACAAACATCTCAACAAATTATTGATTCATATTTTTCTGGATCGTTGTCTGGAATAGATTTAAATATTGATTATACAGATTTTAATAACTTTATATTTTATAGTTCAGCTACTGAACGATTATCAAATTTTAAATATAAATTAGAATTATTAGAATATTATACCGCTCAGTCAGCATCATCTGCAAATATATCAGGAGGCACTGCGGTAACTAATGCAAATGATTATACTTCATTATATAATAATTTAATTGGAACATTTGATGAATTTGAAAACTTTTTATATTATAAGTCTTCTTCTGGATTATTTAGTAATGATATTCCTAGTATAAATCCTAATGTTGGTTTTTTAACTGGTAGTTATATAACGCCATCTCCAAAAAGTAACATTTCTAGACCATATCAGTTATATTCAGTAACTAGTAGTATATTTGAATCATGGTATTCAGGATTATATGAATCTGCTTCATTATATGATTTAAGAAATAATAATCGACTAACAAAAGCAGTTCCAGAATTTATTTTATTAGATGAAAATAATGAACAACTTGAAGTGTTTGTTAACATGTTAGGACATCATTATGATATATTACATTCGTATATTCATTGTATGACTAAAATTAATAATCGAGATGAACATCCAGAATCTGGAATGCCTAATGAATTATTATATTCAGTAGCAAAACAATTTGGTTGGACATTAACAAACGGACATCAATATCAAAATCTATGGGAATATGTATTAGGAACAAATGAATCTGGAACACCGTTAACTGGATCTAATACTGTAGGTGAAGAGTCATTACCAGGTCGTGAAATGACATTTCAAGTATGGAGAAGAATAGTTAATAATATTCCAGGATTATTAAAATCAAAAGGAACTAAAAGAAGTATTCAAGCATTACTAGCATGTTATGGAGTACCACAATCATTAATTACAATTAAAGAATATGGTGGTCCTAGAATAGATAGAAAGCCTATATATGAAAAATTAAATTTTGATTATTCATTAGATTTAATTAATAATAATGCTGGGACAGTACGAGTTGATTATGATCAACCAATTAAGTCTGTTGAATTACGATTTAAAGTAGATGACGTATTAAATAATCCAACAGTTCCTAGTTCAATGAATTTATATTCAATCGGATCATATGATGTAACGATTGATTTTGTTCGTGGAACATTAGGAACATTGAGTATTAACGGAAATGCAACTTCAGAAATAGAATGTTATAATGGAGAATATTTAAATACATTATTAAGAAGTGGATCTTCTGGAACTTTAGAGTTATTAGTACAAAAATCAAAATATGGAAAAATTGTAGCTACAGTTTCTTCATCAATAACAGGAAATTTTTCTAATACAGGAACATTGACATTAGGAGGTTCGACAAGATTAAAAGGACAATTACAAGAATTACGATTGTGGTCTTCAAGCTTGCAAGATTCTCCGTTTGAAAATCACACAAAAGCTCCAGGATCATATGATGGTAATATTAGTTCATATGATGAATTATTATTTAGACTTCCATTAAATGAAAATATTAATCATTCACAAACTGGAAGTTTACTTGGTGTAGAACCAAAAACATCAAATATTTCAGCTTCATTTATAGGATGGAGTTCTGATACTCCATATGATTCGTTAGAAGAAACATATTATTATGATGGCATTTCTATAGGAGCTGGGACATATGATGACAATAAAATTAGAATTGAATCTAATGAACTTATTGGTAGTTTGAGTTCTGATACAAGAGCTTCATTATCTCAATATGATAAAGCTCCATTAGATTCGAATAAATTAGGAGTATTTTATTCTCCACAAACAACTATAGATGAAGATATAATAGCACAGTTAGGATATGTAAGATTAGATCAATATATTGGCGATCCAGAAAATCAATCTCAAAAATCATATCCAGAATTAATACAATTTTCTAAATCATATTGGAAAAAATATAGTAGAAAAAATAATTTAAATGCATTTATCAATATGTTTACTTTATTTGATTTATCATTTTTTAAACAACTTGATCAAGTATTACCTGCAAGAGCTGATAAAATTAAAGGATTATTAGTACAACCAAATTTATTAGAAAGAAGTAAAGAAGCGGTATATAGTAAACCAGTTGAAATAAAAAATAATAGTTATACGTCTTCTTTAAATGCTTCTCCGGAAATACCTACTTCGTATGATAATATTAATGCAATCTTAAATAATAAAGATATTTTATTATCTGGTATATCTAATAAAATACAAGGAGAAATGCGTCCTATAGATATGTATACAGGAAGTATATCACCATTAAGTACAAATATTAATATATCTGCAGGAATTTCTGTTGCAACAATAGGTCAACGAAGACATAGATTTGAAGGATGTAAATTAACCGGACCTGGTATTAATATTCCAACTAATAGTTTTCCAGATGGTGCACCGGTAGTTACAAAAGTAACAGTTAATCCAAATGAATTAGTTAGTAGTGTAAATTCTGAAAAAGGAGTATTTAGTACAGAACGTGATAAAGAAATAACAATTAAAGAAGAGCCAGAAATAATTGTATCAGAAAATGATCCTACTGAAATAGTTAATAAATTTAATTCTATTAGTAAAAGTAATTCATTAACAAATAGAAATACTGAAAATGAAATACAAACACCACCAGTAATAAAACAAAATACATCAAATTCTAGTAATTATAAATCTAACAGAGGAAATCAATCAAATTTTTAATTGATCAATATTTATTAAAAACAAAAGGATATTAATATGGGATATTTAGATAATACATCAATAACAGTCGACGCAATATTAACAAATAAAGGTCGTGAATTATTAGCACAAGGAGGAACTGCTTTTAATATTACACAATTTGCGTTAGGTGATGATGAAATAGATTATACATTATGGAATCCAAATGATACTAGAGGTACAGCATTTTATGGAGATGTTATTGAAAATATGCCAGTAACAGAAGCAATTCCAGATCAAACAAAAGCTTTAAAATATAGATTATTAACATTACCTGGAAATAATGCACAATATTTACCAAAAGTTTCAGTTGCTCCAGCTACAATTGGTTCGCAATCAGGAAATGGATCAACACTTACATTTAATGTATCAACATTAAACTTTTCAAATGCAAATTCAACATTAGGATATACAGCGGTTTTAGCTAATAGTTCAATAGGAACATTAACCGCAGCAACAGGACAAGCATTAAGTAATGTAGCTCCTGGAATAACTGGAGATGCAACTTCTGTAGCAATCGTTGGTTTAGGCGGATTTAATTTAACATTGAATCCAAATCCTTCTACATCACAAACTAGATCTACAACAATTACGTTTTTTGCAAATGAAACTGGTGGAGAAGTAACTGTTAATATAACACAAGCAAAACGTACGTTTACTGCCTCAACAACTTTGACTATTTAAAATGAGAACAACTATGATAAATTTACTAAAACAACTACCAAATCAAGGACAATCATTATCATTTCAACAATTGGATCCAACTAGAGATATTATTGATTCATCTCAAGAAACAATAACAGACGCATTATGGAGTGATGATCAGCCATTATTATCTACATTTTTTACCGCATCAAATTTATCAGTTTCTCAAAAAGCATACTATGTTAATGTATATCAAAAAGATCCTGTAGCAACTGGATCTGCTATTCAATTTGCATTAGCATATGGTGATCAACGAGGTAGCGGATCATTAAATAATGGTGGCGGCCAATTAGGAGATGCTCCTAGTAAAGCAATATATTCACAATATAAGCAATTGTTATTGGATGAGACAGTAAATGCGTTTACATTTAAAACCGGATCCGGTGTTTATACTACGGATTCAATATATGTAATAAATTTGCAACGAGCAAGATCAAAAGAAAGATTAGATCCAGGTAATTGGGAATTACCATTAAGTGGTATTACATCTAGAGATACAGATGCAACAGGAAGTGTTGTAATAGGACCTTCTCATATAAAACTAATTGATAATTCATCAACAGAAACAACATCTACACCGGAAATTGCAGATTCATATGATATTGTTTCTGGAAGTATTTCAAATGGAATTTTTAATTCAACTGCTCCTGAATATTATGGTAAAGTTTATCCACAACATAGCGTTATTATATTAGATGGAAGAAAATTAGATAATGAGTTAGGATTTAAAACAAATACAGGTTCTAATGCAGCTGGAAGTAACCATTATGGATTGTTTCATTCTGTTTCTGGATCTGCTTCTGCGGGGTCAGGATCGTTTTTAGCTAGAAATAAAGAAACTGTTAGTAGCACTATGTATTTTGTTAGATTAAATAATGCAGATTATAATTATTCAAATAATCCATCATATGTAACTGGAACTCAATTTGAAATTGCAAATCAAGGATATTGGACAGACCCAGTATCATATATAACTACAGTCGGATTATATAATGATCAACAAGAATTATTAGCTGTTGCAAAACTAAGTAAACCAATCAAAAAAGACAAAAAATCAGAATTAAATATTCGTGTTAAATTAGATTATTAATTACACGTATTTTCCGTCTGTTATATTTATTATAAAATAACAGAGTTTATATGTCAGATATCACAGAATATACTGGTGAATCAGTAAAAGCTTTAAAAAAAGTAAATCCTACTGATTTAAAATTTACTCCAATGCAATTAAACAAAACGTTTTATATGTATTCTGGAAGTACTTCGTTATATACACCATTAAACGCATATTATATAGAAAATATACCAGAAAATAATTTAAATTGGGGTGAACAAAATTTAAATGGTACATATAAATCAATCATTTATAAATCATTGCAACAATTATTTTATAAAGATTCATATGATACGGAAATATTCTTATATAAAACATCTTCTATTTTTAGTATACCTCAAAAGAAAATGGGACAAAAAATTAAAGAAGATTCATTTACATATAATAGTGCATCATTAAGTTTAAAATCTAATAGATCTGGAAAAATATTTGATGAAAATATTAATATAGAATCTTTTCCTGATACATTAAATTTTTATGAAGGATTTAATAAATATTTTGATTCTTCAAATATAACATATGAATCGCAAAATATTAATTATGTTTCTGGAGTAACAACGAATAATGGAAATCAACAATCTATAGGATTATCGGCATTATTTTCCGGAAATGGTTATATATCATCTAGTTTAGAAGGAATATATGATAAACAACATGATTATGCAATATCATTTTTTATATCAGGAACAAATAGTACAAATAATGATCAGTTGATATTAACAAAAGCAGATCAAATAACTAGAAGTCCATGTCCTTTTAATATTGAATTAAGCGGAAGTAATGAAATTAAATTTAGTATACGTGGTAATAATTCTAATTTAATTGCGTTAATAACATCTTCTACAGACGTTTCTTCGTCTTGGACTCATGTAGTATGTCAAAAAACTGGTAGTGATATTGAGATGTATATTAATGGAACTAAACATTCATCTGGTAGTTTTGATTTTCTTCGTGATAATTTAAATACATATATAAATTCTCCAACATTTATTAATAACAATTATCATTTAAGTATTGGCGGTTATAACACAAATAGCACTAATCTACAAGGATATTTAGATGAAATTAGGATTTATAATAAATCATTATCACAATTGGAAATAAGCACTTTATCGGACCGTAGCGAGGGTGGAGGATTATTACAAACAAATATTATTGGAAATATATTTTCTGAAAAAGGATTTATTGTTATATCAACTCCAGATTATAGATATAATAATTTATTATCTACAAAATATACTGCAAGTTATCAAAGTACAATTACATCATATGAAATGTCGACATTATGTCGTGTTGATGCAGGTGACTTTAATGTTACTAATAATCATAGTGCACATAATGATTCAAATATTCAATATTTAAACTATTTAACTGGGAGTGAGTTTTCCCCATATATTACATCAATAGGATTATATAATTCGACTGGAACTTTATTAGCAATTGGAAAATTGGGACAACCAATAAAAAAACGTAATGATGTTGATATAAATTTTTTAGTTAGAATGGATTTAGACATTAGACCTATTAAATCTGGATCTAGTTTGGATAGCACAAATCAAAATTTTAATATAAATAATTCTAATACATATGGAGGATTATCATATTGATTAAATTAAAAAACATATTAAATGAAATATCAGAAACTGATGCTAATAATTTATTAAACAAAATTAAAAATAAAGAATATTCATTTGTTGCACAAGGAGATAATGGAAAAGTATATGCAATAAATGGAGAAGATTTATTATTTAAAATAACAACAGAGCCAGACGAAAAAGCAGTTGCAGATGTAATTGTTGGAAGGGCGTCTGAATTTAACTCATTTATTCCTGTACATTATTCAGATCCAAAGCGTAGTATGTATATTATGAATAAAGCAAATCCATTATCATCAAAAGAAGAAATGGAAATAAATAAATTTTATAAAGGTTATAAAAATTTTTTAAGACAAGCTGGGCCAGAAGCTTCTGTATTTGATTATTTAGACACAGAAGAAACAAGAAGTTATTCCATGGAATTAATTAATTTTATGCGAGCGTTACAGCAACATGTTAGAAAAACAAATATAGGCGATTTACATTTATCATTAGATTTCAAGCCAGATAATATTATGAAATGGAATGGTAATTTAGTAATGGTCGATTGGTAGAAAGAAGTTATGAAAAATCATTGGCATTCAACAAATAATAAACAACGCCAAGCAGCATACAAATACGGATATAGATCTGGTTTGGAATTAAAAGTTGCTGATCAAATTAAAGAAGCAGAATATCCTGTAAATTACGAAACTGAAACATTGAAATATATTGTTCCACAAAAAAATTCAAAATATACTCCAGACTTTATTTTTACAAAAAAAGATGGTAATACAATGTATATTGAAACTAAGGGAAGATGGACAAGCACCGATAGGCAAAAAATGAAAAATATTTTAGCTTCAAATCCTGATATTGATTTAAGAATAATATTTCAAAACCCAAATCAAAAAATATCAAAAGGATCTAAAACAACATATGAATTGTATGCAACAAAAATTGGAATTAAACATGTTGCAAAAAAAGATATGCCGCTAGAATGGTTAAATGAGTGTTGTAAAGTTGACGAAAAGCCGAATGTAGTTAAATTTTTTGTTTAATGATTGGATCTTTGAAAAATAATCATTATTTTCTTTATGTAAGTAATAAAAAGATGAAATCGTTTAATATAATGTATATTATTAAATGATGATTCGTTAGACCGATTAATTGTGTCTAACCAATATTATATAATAACTAATACTTTTGATCTTTCAGTAAATTTTCTTATAATATATTATATGAAGAACTTAAAACTACTTCAATTATTAGAGTCTGTATTAGGTAAAGGAAAACAAACATCAGGTGATAATATTGCATTCTTTTCGCCGTTTACATCACATTATAAACCTAAATTAGAAATTAATATAAATACAAATTCGGAAGGCCAAAATCCATGGCATTGTTGGATATCTGATAAAAAAGGACGTTCTATACATTCATTATTTAAACAATTAAATTTACCTAAATCTAAATTTGAAAAATTAAATAATATCATAGAAGTAACAAGATATCGTAATACTAAATCAGAAACTATAGAATATAAATTAGAGCTTCCAGAAGAATATCAACCATTATGGATAGAGAAAAAATCTCCTGATTATAAAAATGCAATATATTATTTAAAAACTAGAGGAATTAATATATTTGATATAATTAGATATAGAATTGGATATGCTGAATCAGGACCATATTCTGGTAAAATTATCATTCCTAGTTATGACAATACTGGCCAATTAAATTATTTTGTATCTCGAGCATTTTATCAAAGTGATTCATATAAACATAAAAATCCACAAACATCAAAAGATATAATTGGATTTGAAATGTTAATTAACTGGAATGAGCCTATTGTTTTATGTGAAGGAGCATTTGATGCTATTACTATAAAAAGAAATGCAATTCCGTTATTTGGTAAAATTATACAACCAGTATTACAGAAAAAAATTATAGAAGAACATGTAACAGACATTTACATATGTCTAGATTCAGATGCAATAACTAATGCAATAGAAATATCAAAAAAATTTATGGCTGAAGGATTAAATGTTTATTTCGTGGAATTAAAAGAAGATGATCCTAACGAATTAGGATATAAAAAAATAACAAAAAAATTAGAAGATACCTATAAATTCTCATTTGAAAGAATGATGGAATTAAAAATAGATTCATTATGGAAATAAAAGAATTAAACACAAATATAACAAGTATTGATAAAATATTTCATAT